TAGTAGAATACTAATACCAGGTGCAGGAATCATTTCTACATCAGCTGTATTTGCCTTAACTAACATGCGTTTAACATGCAAGCTAGGTAACATACGACTACCGTCTGGAAATTGTGTTCTATCTAATGCTTCGGCAAACTCGTAGGCTTCCTGAGCCGCTGGACTTTCAACTAGATTAATGATTGCATTATGATACTGATCGTCTAAACTCTCAGTTGGGACTACTAAACAACTATATGCATCGCCAGGTAGGGTTCGATATGCAACTAACACTTTTTTGTTAGTGCCTACCATTCTACCTACGTGTTTTAAATTTTGCATATTAGGCTCCTGTTGTCGCTGGTGCGGCTGGTTGTTGTGCTGCCTTTTGTGCTTCTGCTTGTTTAGCTACTTGATCTAAGAAATTAGTCAATTTAATATAAGTCTGTCCGATAGTAACCATCTCATTTGGTTTAAATGCGCCACGTGAACTAGCGATATCGATAATAACTTTCATAGCATTTAAATCATTAATGCTAAGATCAGCAGTTTGGTCAGCTTGTGTTTCTGGTGCTGTAGTTTGTGTTGTGTCGTCAGCCATTATTATTCTCCTTGAAACTGATATGTGCCTTCAGCGGCGGGTGCGGTTTCTTCAGTTGTTTCAGCTTCTGGTGGAATTAAAGTTTTAATAAAGGCAGTCAAACGGTCATATAACGTTCCTGCCGCAGACATTTCTTCAGCTTTAAATGCACCTCGTTGTGTTACAACAGCGATTAAATTTTGAATATCAATCAAGTCCTGTAGTGACAACATTGTTTGTGGTTGATTTGTTGCAGGATCAGCTTCTGGTGTAGTAGCTGTATCAACTGCTGTAGTTTCATCAGTCATAAAATCTCCTTTTTCGAACTGCTAATTAATTATCTGTTTTATAAATGTGGGCAGGCAATCGTGAAGAAACTGAGTTCTTTTTCACTTTCAAAGCCTATGCGAGTTATATAGATAATTGTATTGGTATTATCAAGGGCAATATCTTGGCCTATGTAATATCTATTATTTAAATTATTCTTAATCCAACTATTAAATTGTTTAATTAAGTTAGGGCTATATTTGTCTATAGTTGTATATTTAAAATGAGGAGCGGCAAACTCAACCCTGCGTAAATTAAAATAATTTAAAGGATTAGGTTTGCCGTTTTTTAAAGCCATTACGCAGTTTCCTTTGCAAATTCGTAATAAGCATACTCACCGAACGGAGGAACAATAGTGTTGTTACCATGAATGATGAATACTGTATCACAGTAATTTTCATCACCCCAACTGCCCCAGGGATAACCGTCAGTAAACATGATAAACTTCTTAGGCTGAATATCATTTTCCTTCATGTATTCCCAGTTGGCATCGAACTCAGTTCCGCCACCGCCCATCGGTTCATACTCATCAAACTCGTCCATTGTGTAACCATCATAGTCTTGCTCATTGTAGACTTTAGTATCAAAACACCAGACTTTAATTTTAAAGTCCTTATACTCTTGCATAATACCCTTAATCTCTGTTAAGAAGTCTTTTGCTTGTTCGTCTCCAATTGAACCTGACATGTCAATTGCTACACAAATATCAATTGTTTCCTGGAATTGAGTTCCTGGCAAAACTGCATTCATGTGCCAGCCCTTGCGGTTAGGACGCATAAAAGAGTAATCATTTTTAATAGTGCTTTGGATTTGTTGACGCAAAATTTCACGCCAATTCATCTTAGGCTCTGTTAAATCCTTAATCATTCTTTGAACGCTTGCAGGTGTATTTCCTGCACCCGCCGCTTGAGCCGCCGCAATAGTAGCTTCACGAATCTCGTCACGAATTTGTTTTAATTCTTCTTTGCTATACTTTGGCTGACCATCTTTGCCTTTTTCTCCCCAGTCAATATGATCGTCTAACAATTGACCTAGAGCTTGCAATTCTTGCTCGTCCATCTTTTCGTAGATGTCATCATAGACTTGTTCCGCAGACCAGTTGTAATATTTTGCATCATGAAAGATTTCTGGCTCTGCAGGCTTCTCGCCAATGCGGTCTCTAATCAATTGACCGTTCACGCAATAGTCAGCGGCAATGTTAAAGATACGTGGATCACGACCTTCTCTACGACTCATGTGATCAAATACATTGTGTAGGATTTCGTGTGCAATAACAAACTCGACTTGTTTAACAGTCATTTTGCTAAAGAAGTCACGATTAAAGAAAATAGTCCTACCGTCTGTAGCGGCAGTAGTCATCCATTCGGAGCCTTCTTCAATTTTAAGGCGTGTAGCCATATTACCAAAAAATGGATGGCGAAGCAAAAGCCCAACTCTTGCTACAATAATTTTATCAATAACTGGATCTAAACTAGACATATTTGCTCCTGAATGTTTACTATGTATATAGTATAACACCACCCGAAGGTGGTGTCAAATACTGTTAAACCAAATTACTTTTCAGTTGCGGCTGAAATGTATTTGCCAAACTTAGCGTGGAAATCATCAAAGCATTTGATCTCATCTGGATCCAACGGCAACTTGTAACTAGACAATGCCAATTTAGTTCCCATGATAACCAATTCTGTTTCGAAGTTATTCATCATAAATTCGAAGAAGCAGTTAACTTGCTCATTCCAATTTTTAGCTTTCTTCTCGCAAGCATCTTTGAGCTCATAGCACAAACTTACAGTTAATGAATACATGGCACTAATTTCTTTAGAGTCCATTTTCTTAACCTTGCCTGACAAGATGTCAGTTGGGTTTGGCATTTTGCTAGCAATTTTACGGTGAGCCATAAAACTAACTGCAAGACCTTCGCCAACTGAGCCAGCTGTCAAATCTGCTAAAGTGCTTTCATCTGTGTCGTCATCTTCCAACAACTCGCTTACAAATGACCAGCTACGTGGAGTAGCAAACGCACGTGAGCTAGATTTTGGATCAAAATCATACAGTGATTTTTTGCTGAAAGTTAAAAAGCCTACAACATCCTTATGGATCTTGTTTTCAGTAGCCCAGTCAAACCAGTCGTCCCAATCAACTGCAAGTTCCAAGTGAACGAAACGATTAGCCAACGGAGCTGGCATACGATAAGTAACACCCTTGTCAGTTTCACGGTTACCAGCGGCAACCATAACTACATTGTCTGGCAATTCATAAGTGCCAACCCGACGATTCAACACTAGTTGATAAGCAGCCGCCTGCACACTAGGTGCCGCAGAGTTCATTTCATCTAAGAACAGCACAATGTTCTTATGCTTGCTAGCAAACTCTTTGCTAGGCAATTCTGATGGAGGAGCCCAACGCATAGTATTATCGTTAGAATCAAAATAAGGGATACCCTTAATATCTGTAGGCTCCCAAAGACTCAAACGAACGTCGATAACATGAGCATCGAGCTCTGAGCCCAATTGCTTAATAATATCGGATTTACCAATTCCGGGAGGACCCCACATGAAAATTGGACGCTTGTTTTTGAACGCCTTGCGCAAACTGTTTTTTGCAGTTTTGGGTCCTACTGTGCGACTGGTAATTTCTGCCATTTTACTTCCTATCTTAGTTAAAAAAGTGTGTTGTGAATTAACTCTCTATGTATCTATTATACAGATATCTCGGGAGAGTGTCAACAACTTTTTAGGAAGTTTTTTCTGTTTTGGCTAATTCTTTTTCACGTTCGTGCATAGCTTTGATTAGCCCAAATTTTCGAATATCGTCCGAAAACATATAAAGCTCAAAACTTTTACGCTCTGAAAAAACGGTAATACTTTGATTGGTAAGATAGTATGGGCAGTCAATGTATCTTTCCAAAAAGACAATAGTTTGAGGACTAAGCTCAATTGGCTCAGTAAATGGAACATCATACATTTTGAGTTCCAATTCTGTAGTTAAAAAATCATACCCTTCTTCGCTCAGTCGAAAAGAATTAGGTTTTCCATTTCGAGTGCTTTGCCACCAGCGTCTATTAAATAATTCAAAATTTGCATCATCAACACTTTTACCCCATTGTTGTAAAAATATCTTTGTTAGTGCATCTCTTGTTATACTATTCATTTAACAATAGTTCCTTGGGTTAATTTAACAACTTGGAAATCTTCACAGCCAAATGTTAAATTTAATTTTTTTGCTAAATTGTGAGCATGCCCTGGGTTACTAAATGATACTTTTTTATATTTAGGTCCAGGGTAGCTCGTAAGACTATTAAAACTTTTTAAATTAAAAGGTTCGTTTTTATAAAAGACAGCCCAGATAGCTTCTGCTTCCAGAATCTGTTCTGCTTTATAAGTTTTCTTATTAACATGCTCTAATAAGACTTGTGGTTTAGGTCTAGACATAATATACGTATCCAAAATATACGCATATATTTAGTCTTATTTGTCGTCAAAACCACCGCCATCCATACTGATGGTAACTACTTCATTTGATACTCCAGCTTTAACTGTGTTAAGTATTGTTTCGTAATCTTGAAGTAGTTTATCTTGTATTTCTAACAGAGCTAAATTAAGCAATCTAGCCTGTTGTATAGGCAGTTTAACTTCTTTTTGTTGACCTAATTCAGCCGCTCGCAATGATTGTGCAAACTGACTTATAGGTAGGGTATTAATCTGATTTTGCATTAGCAAGCACCTGTTTCATTTCCATTTCGTCTTTAAACGGACCTTTGTAAGGATAGCGTTCAATCGTAATTGCTTTTGGACAAAAACTTTTAACCCACCCTTTATCAAATTTAATTGTGTAATAACCTGCACAATATAAACTCTTGCTTGCATTGCTTTTAGTAAAAAGAGGAAGTTTGCGTCTTACGTCATACATTGCATTATATGGTGTGCAACTAGTAGGGTATCCGTGACACTCTTTTGGTTCAAGATTTACAACTTTAACTTTAGAACTAGTTAAAAAGAAATTATCACCAAATTGCTTAGTGAGGTCTTGTTTTTTGTTAAACATAACTTCGCCGGTAGTGCTACTTAAAACGAATTTATTGTTTTCTTTTTTGTGCAGAGTAGCAACTTTTTCGCCGTTCTGCTCTACTATCCAAAATTTGCCATCCACTATAGGCTTGGCGTGTAATTCAGCTATCATGTGATTCTCCTTAAATATTACTCCGCCCCGAAGGCGCTGAAGTAATATACGTATTTATCTCTCATTCTTCAACAAAATCTACAACATTGCCGTCAGCATCTGCACAGATAATACGGATAGTATCGCCATCTTCGTTTTTAATTTCAATCGGTCCCCAGATCCACCATTCTGTATCGCCCTGACTCCATGGGTCATCTTCGCGTTCTTCTAATTCGTAAGGACTATTATCATCGATGAATTCTTGAATTTCCTCTTCCTCTTCCTCGGAAAGACCTTCAAACTCTACATCATACCAGCAGCCACCATCGAACATTTCAACAAGCTCAACACTTTCAATATTGTTAACTTCACAGTTAAGCATATCGATACTATCCTTCTTGCCATCGCCGCCGGGCACTTCTACAAATTCAAATTCTGGAGGATTGTCGTCTGTAGTTTCTACAGTCCACTCGCCGTAACGGAAACCGTTAGTAACAGTGACTTTGCCATCGCCATTTCGCTGATGATATGTTTCGACTTCTTGACAAGATTTTTTATAATATGTACTAACGGTCCATGTGGCCATGATTATCTCCTTATTGATCTAGTGGAAAAGTATTCCACTCTTTGATTAGGGCAATAACTTCTTCTTCTGTATTGCAGATACTTTTTGTAGTAGC